AGCATGTCAGCGTGCATCTGCCGCGCCATTGCCTGCACTTCATTTTCGACTTTGGAAGCCTCAACCTGATTTTTCTGCGTGCCAAGTTCGTGTTTGGTCTGATCCTGTTTGAGTTTGATCTGCGCCTGCTGTTTCAGGTCGTGATTTTCCTGTCCAAGCTGCTGAATCTGCTTACCCATATCCTGCATCTGCTGCTCTACCTGCGGCGGCAATTTTCCTTGCATGGATGCGGTAAATTCAGCGGCAACCTTCGATGGTAGCGGTGAATATCCCCACACGGACGGCGGCACCTGCATGCCAGACTTCAATGCGCTTGGAATGATTTCCTTCAACGCAGCCCATACTTCTGTTTTCAGGTTTGGACTGTCAGGGGCCTGATCCACGATCACGTCGTAGTCGATCATGTCCTCGGTCAATTTCAGAGGAACCGGCTTTTCGCCTTCATCCGTCGTGATGCGGATGATGCGCCCGTCGTTCATATATTCCTTGACGAAATGCGCGAGCAATCGTCCTTGTTCTTTGCGGAACAATCTCAGGCTGTCAAAAAACACCGCCAGCACCACCAGCGCGGCTTTTTTGCGCTCCTGCTCAAGAATCCCGGCCTGCGCCCTGTCCTGCGCGCCCATGAATTCCAAATTGATGCCGGTGGCGTCTGGAATGCTCGAAATGGCGAATTGCAGCAGCTTGTCCAACCCCTGCGGATAGTTTGCTGCCGTGCGTTCCTTGATTTTTCCTATGCCGCCATTCTTGAGCATGATGATGGCAGATGGGTCTGACCAGTTTTCTTCGGCTTTCTTCGGGTCAACAAACGCGCCGGTTTCTGCAAGCAGGCCGCCCTTCGCGTTCGTGTTGATGATGTGCATGATCTGGGCAAGAAACTTGTTTGCCCATCGCTGCGGGTCTTTCATCACACGCGCGAGGCCGTACCACGTGTTCGTGTTGTTGTCGCGCTTGCCGGTAATGCACTTGATGTTGAAGCCGCACTTGAGCGTGCCTTCCTCGGCCAATTCGTCGCCAACAAAAAAGCAATATTTGTAGACTTTCTGCTTGACCTTCGTGCTTTTCAGTTCGTGGCCCTGCGCAGCATAGGTTTTCTGCGCGAGCGCGAATTTTTCAGCAGTCAGGTTGACGATCTGCGCGGTGGAAGGGTCAACCGTGCGGTGCATTTCCTCATGCTCGACAGACATGTGCTGCACCACGCGATATTTCCCGGTTTTCGCGTCATAGCTCGTTGTCGAATTTTCGCGGTAGAGGAAGGCAAGATTGGCCTGATGCGGCTGCGACTTGGCTTCCTCATCACTCCACAGCGTTGACGATGTGCCGATTTCAACATCCGGCCAACGGGCAGCGATTTCCTCTTTGTCCAGCCACTTCACCCGCTGCTGCCACTTGGCATCCTGCAAATTTCGTTTTTTCGCGGACGGATCCCAATACATTTCCAGCGGGTCAGTGCGTTCCTCAACCACTTTCCCGTCAGGATCGTCGTCATACTCCATCCTGGTTTCGACCCAACCCATGCCGGTGACCAAAACATCCTGGAATGAATCTGATTCTTCGTCTGCTGCGTTGCACCGTTCGCGCGCCCAATCAACGGCGGCTGTCAGAATCTCGTTTTGCTGCGAATCTTTCAGCGTGCGCGGCAAATACGTTATTTTCTGCCGGTTGTTGATTTCGCTGCCTGCTACGGAGTCAAAATATGGCCCCATGCGGTTGAATGTGACAAGAGGCCGTCCTGCGGCCTCCAATGTCTGAATATCTTCCATGCTCCACTGCTTGCCGTCGCGGAAGTCGTAATTTTCGACCGCTTCGATGCGCCAATTAGCAGAGTGCTTTTTCGCCTCTTTGTAGCACTTCTGAACATGCTCAAGCATGCTTTCCGCGCTGTCTTTTTTCTCGTCGTAGTCAGCCATTACGCGGTCATCCAGGAACGGTTAGGTTTTCGTTTCGACGCATACCTGTCGTGGGGCGACCAGTCAACCTCATCCTCATGGGTCACGGCGAGTTGGCACAAAGCATCGCCGAAATGGCTTGACCAATCGTGAATTGGAGTTCGTGACATGGCGCGCAAGTTTTCGTCCCAATCAAAGTGCCAGCTTGCAAGAGCATCCAAACCTCGCTGGCATTTTTTCTCATCGAACCAGCAACGGTTGAATATCATGCGTGCTGCGGAAATCTGTGAGTCTTTGCCGATCTTTGACACAATCTCGACTTCAAAGCCTAGTTCGCTTGCAATCTCTTTTGGCGTCTTTCCAGTTTTGTAGTCCTTATAGTCGCCGTCATGCGGAAAGTGATGCACGCCATACACATACTTGCGATTTTGCAACACTTCCCATTCTTTATCAAGTGTACTCTGAATTGCGTCGTGACAGTCAATTACCCGAATTTCGTTCCGAATGCTCTGCGTGAACCAGATTGCCACCGTATCGCGCCCCAAATCCCACCAAGTATCGACCGGCAAGCCTTTTTGGTAAGGAACACTCGTAATTCGCCCTTCTTCCCGCGCTTTCAGCATCTGATCGCCAAACACCGCGTGCTGGATTGCAGCGTCAAAAGAGCAGTAAAACTCCTGCTGGACGAGGTTTTCGTTCATTCCGTCAAGCCGTTCCTGGTCAATTTCCTTTGTCCCGATGGTTCCCCCTCTCCCATACGTATCCACAACAGTCAGTTTTTCAACATACCAGTCTGCGTTGTTTTTAGCCATTTCGTAGAGGTCATAACCGTGGTTTTTGCCCCTAGGAGTGTATGGAAACACGCTCCATCCGCCGTTTTCACGCAAAATCGGCCTAACATAGTCCCATCCACGCGGGTCTTGAAGCGCGTATTCGCTGAAAATGCACCCAACGGGGTTTGTACCGACCACTGAGTCGATATTGTCGCTGCCGACCACCTGAATGATGCTCCCGTTTGCCAAGGTGAGCTTCATTTCGGTCTGGTTTTTGTTGGCGACCATGTTTGCGGGCACGTGGTCAAGGAATTTGAAACCATCCTTATCAATTCCGTCCCACAGAATCTTGCGTCCCTGCTGATACGTCGGGAAAAAGTAGTAGTAGATGCCGACACGGTGAAACGCGTTCATCACCATGTAGTTGAAGCTCAGTTTATCCTTGCCAGTTCTCCGGTGATCCAGCAGGACTGCCCGTTTCTTCCCGTTGGGGTTCCGGGGCGACACCATTGCTTTCAGGAACGGCTTCTGATACTCCCGTGGCTTGAACAGATGCGGCAATTTGATTATCACGGCGTTTCTGCATCAATGTTCGTTGATAGTCGTTGTACCTCTCCCGGTTCGCGTCCCGCCACTTGCGTACCCTCAATGAGTGTGGACTTGGCATCTTCGTTCTCCCAATCAGCAAAGCTGATCTTCACTGTTTCACCTTTGACGTTCACCTGTGATCCGGCAGACCTGAATCGAGTCTCAAACCGTTCAGCAAGTTTCAATCTTACGTCAATCTTCATTTTGTCTCGGTAGGCATCTTCACCTGAGCCGTCCGCGATTTCCAGCGCCTCATCCTGCATGCGCACCGCCACCAGCTTTTCCATTGCCAGGTACTTTGCATAGCGAGTCTCATCCTGATAAATCCAGCGCAGCATTCTGCCATACGCAAGGTCATGTTCTTTGCAATAGTCGCGCAACTTCACGCCCTCGGTCAGCTCGTCCAGTACGCTATCGTACCAATCCGGGTCTTGCGCCAGATCAAGCATGCGCTCGAATCTCTCCAGCGTAATCGGCATTCCTGGCATCAGAGCGGCCTCACGGTAATTGCGTATTCCTTGTGCCAAACATTCGCCATTTCTGTATTCAGGAACTCAGGGAAACACGGCGTTCCAAGCGTCCAATGCAGCAATTTTGCTTGTCCATTCGGGCCGAACTCATCGGGCAACCAATTCCACTCACGCGGCAATTCGCCCATTCTCTCAGGTTTTACCCACTCAAACCGATGCAGGTAACTCCCCTTCGCGCTCCCCACAAACTCCGGGCTAAGTATGCGATTTGGATATGACGAGCAATTCCACAGAATCACGCTCGACCAATTTTTCCTAGGATAATTCTCATTCTTGCTTCCAAGATACTTCACCGGCTTCTTCGTCACATACTCAGGCTGCTGGACTACCTGCAAATCCTTGTACAAATCGCGCAACGCCCACAACTCGGCAATATCAGTCGTCACCACCATATCGCCATCAATGAAAATCGCGTGGCCTGAGAAATCACACAGGCTAGGCACCAAAAAGCGCGAGTAAATGAAAGCATTGCTCCCATCTCTCTGCCCATCAAAGCCACCAAGCAAATTGCTGGCAAGCGGAACAATCTGAACCGGCTCACTAGCATGCCGAATAATCGAGTTCACGCACACATGAAACGCTACCGCCTCACGCGGGTCGTACCCTACAAATACCCGAATCACACCCCGCACCCGCAAATCACCTTCCCATTCGGAAACAACCTACAGTTATACGGCGCATACGGCGGACACGCAGCCCACGCCACACTCGCAGTAATCAGCAATCCAGCAATCACTTTCAGTATTAGCTTCATGGCATCCACTCCTATAGTGTAGTACCTAACACTCTACGCCATTAGTTACACCAC